TTACCAGATGACAAATATAAAAATTTACCAAGTTTTATACTTAATAGAAAGTCTAGAGTAGAAGATAAGCAACAATTTGTTAATAAACAATTTTCTGATGTTCCAAATCTTAGACGAATTATGCTTGAAGGTAGAGAAGTTGGTGGTGGTGAAATAGGCAAAGCATTATTTGGAAATGTATTAACTCAAAAAGATTTACCTGTAGCTGTTGAAAAATTAAGTAGAGCTGCTGGTGGTCCTATACCAGAACCTATGAAAGTAGATACGCAAGGTCTTGCAAAAGAACTAGGTGTTAAACCATTTTCTCAATTATCATTTGCGGAATTAGATCTTTCAGGTAGTCCTTCAGCACAAAGAGAAGTAGCTAGTATAAGAAAAGAGGCAAAACTAAGATTTGATAATGAAAAATTAAAAGGTATACCTTTAGTTAATGAATATAATAATGAATATAATAATGCAAAGACTTTATATGAATTTAAAACTGGGCAACCTTACCCAGTAAATTTAAATAATTATGTTTTAGAAAATATATTTATTCCAGATATTGTAAAGGAAAGCGGAAGATCTTTGGGAAAAAAAACAGAGCGAGCACCTCTTTTAGGTAAAAATGAAACATTAGAAGAATTAGCAAAATTATCTATAAATCCACTCACTAAAAAAAGATATACACGAGCAGATATACCAACTCTTATAGCTATCGGAAAAGATAAAATAAGAAATACTAATCAAAACATAAATTTATCACAAGAACAAAAAGAAATTATAAATAATAAAGATAGACTTACAATTATTGCAAAACTAAAATCTTTAGGTATTATTGATGTAAATAAATCAGAATATAGATTCTAATATAATGGCTGAAAGTTTACCATTTGTAAATCCTCTCATAGATAATGAAAATGATAATTTACTATTACAAAAAATAGATAAATCAAAAAGTTCTTTACCATTTAAAAATCCTCTTATTGACGATAATTTTCCAATATCTAAAACTAATATTTTACCATTTAAAAATCCTCTTATACAAGACAATGAGATGGAAATTTTTAGAAAGTTAGATGTTTCAAAAATTCAAGCTCCAAGAAATACATTTTCAATAGATGGTAATGATAGTTGGTGGGATAATTTTAGTTATGGTTTTAAATTAGGCGTTACTGATACTGTTCGAGGAGTTACTCAAATGGCAACAACAGGTGATCCAACAGCACGTGCAGGAGTTTTAATAAAAGATGTACCAGGTATAGGAGAAATTGATTTCCGATCAACTCAAACTTTAGTTGACCAACAAAATGAACTACGCCAAAGAATGGCTGACCCAGAAAATGGAATTTGGGCTACTATTGGTTATTTTGGAGGTGCTGTATTAGATCCTGCTGGTTGGTTAATACCATTTGGAAAATTATATAATGGATATAAAACTTTATCCACACTTCAAAAAGCTAGACAACTTGCTAAAGTTGGTGCAGTTAGTGGTGGTTTTACTGGTGCTGTAGGGTATGTTGATGAAGATAGTTATTTAGATACAAGATCAAAACAACTTTTAGCTGGTGCAATTGGAGGAGGAACATTAGTTCCTGCAGTTGGAATTGGTGCAGAAAAATTATTTAGAAAATCAACTAGCACAATATCAGATGATAAACTTATTAATAAAGCAACTGGTGGTAAAAGAGATATTACTATAAAAACAACAAATGATAATGAATATATTAATATTAAAGCTATTGCTGAAGCTGGAAAAGATGACAGGATTCTTCAAATAAGAAAAAAGATTCCAATAAAAGAACGGGAAACACTAGATGATATTCCAACAGAAACTAAATTAAAAGGATTAGGTGATAGACTAACAGAACCAGTTAGACTATGGTATAAAAATACATTAGGAGATCCTGCGTGGAATTATTTATTATCTGGTAAATATGGAACAGAAATTGCTAGTGGGGCAGCTGGTGGAGTTATTGGCTATCAAGTTCCAGATGAAGAGGCAACAGTTTCTGAAAGATTTGGATCTGCTGCAATTGGATTTATATCAGCTGCAGGAGGTGTAAAAGGATTAAAAACTTTACCAGCAAGATTTTTTCCAGAGCCAATACAAAAATTAGCTGCTGGGGGTCCTACTGGAGAAATTACTAATACAACAAGTCTTGGAGAATTACTTGCAAGGGGTCTTGTAGATGGAAAAGGTTTACCACAAGAAGCAAAAGATTTAAAAATATTATCACAAGGAAAAACTAATGAATTAGGTCATCAATTTGCTAGAATTGTAGAAAAAACTATGCAATTAACTACTAATGAAAATAGAGTTTTACTAAATATGTTAGAAGGTGATGTTGCAATTAATAAAATTCCATCAAAAATTTTAAAAGATTTAACAAAAGAAGCTAGAAATACTATAACTGAAACTGCTCAACTTATGGTTGATTTTGGTTTATTAAATCAAAAAACAGTAAATGAAAATGTTAATACTTGGATTAGAAGAGTTTACGCAGAAAAGGGATTAAAAGAAACAGCTACTCTTGAAGATTTATTAAAACCAAGAGGTATAATTATAGATGTAACAAAAGAACAATATCTAAAAAAATTTAAAAAAGAAAAAGCCTTTCATTATGATTCTGATGCAGACCCCGATTTATTGAAAAGATTATTTGAAATAAAACTTACAGAAAATAAAGCAGTACGTGAAAGTTTATTACAATCAGATGAATATTCTAATTTATTAAAAAAGTTAAATAAAGGAACTGAAGTAGAAAATCATGCTGGTTGGGAAGTATTTGGAAAAAGTAAAGAAGAGTTTAATAAATTAACAAAGGATGATACTATATCTATTCGTTGGCAGTATACAAAACAAGAAAGAATAGCAATGGGTCAAATTGAAAGTGCCTCATTAGCTATAGCAGAAACGGGAAGAATTTTAAGTGGTGAACTTGGTAGATATGCATTTTATGATGCTTTATCAAAATCAAATTTAGCATTTTCTAAACCTAGTACTTCACTTATAGAAACAAATAATTTAGTTAAAGTTCCTACAGAAATTTTTGAAGGAAGTCTTGGAAAAACAAGATTTGGTAATTTATCTGGAAAATTTATTAGTAGAGAAATATATGATAATTTAGTTAGAACTCAAGACTATCTTGCAAAAAATCCAGCATCTTTATACAAAGGATATAAATATTTAAATCAACTTTGGAAATTATCCAAAACAGCTTGGAATCCTACAGTTCATCTTAATAATACTTTAAGCAATGTGATATTATATGACTTAGTAGATGGTAGTAATTTTAGAGAAAATATGGGTGCTGCCATAAAGGGACTTCTTGCAAAGGGTAAAGATAAAGAATCAGAATTAGTTACGTTAGCAGAACGTAATGGTTTATTTGAAGCAGATTTTGTTACAAATGAATTAAAAAGTGTAACAAACATATTAAAAAATAATCCATATGAAGTATTTGGTTCTAAAAATTTAGATGAATTTAGTCAGTCTGTAAGCGTTGGAAGAGTTATACTAAATGATTTAAAAAGAAGTTTTTTTGGATTAAAAAATGCCGCACAGTTTGGTGCTGATTTATATAAATTTGAAGATAATGTATTTAGACTTGCATTATTTAGAGATAGATTACAGAAGGGATATAGCCCAGAAAAGGCAGCCCTTGAAGGTAGAAGAGCTTTTATTGATTATAATATTGACGCACCAATTATAAACATAGCTAGAGAAACAGTAACACCATTTTTAGCATATACATATAGAGTGGTTCCAATATTAGCTGAAGCTGCGGTAACAAAACCATGGAAATATGCTAAATGGGCAGCACTAGGATATGGTTTGAATGCTTTAGGTGGTTATTTTGCTGGTGGAGATGAAGAAGCAGAACGTGCCCTAATGCCAAAAGAAAAATCTGGTAGATTTATGGGAATAGGTGCTTTACCATATAGAAATTTAAAAATACCTTTTGCTTTTGATGAATCTCAAAATCCTCTATATGTTGATATTACAAGATTTGTACCTGGCGGTGATGTTTTAGATATAAAAAATAGTTTTGTTCAAGTTCCTCTTCCAGGTATTCCAACACCTTTACAACCTTCACTAGGACTTCTAGGAGATGTAATAATACCACTTTTTGGATATGACACTTTTAAAGGAGATAGATTAAAAGGATTAGGTCAAAGCCAAACAGAAGATTGGAAAATAAAACTTAAAAAAATTTTTACAAATATTACTCCAAATTTTCCATTTTTTCCTGGTTCATATAGCACAGAAAGAATTGAAAGAGCAAAAAGAAATGTACCATCTATATATAGAACTCCTGAAACTGAATTAGGTGCTGTTTTTAAATCTCTTGGATTTAAATATAATGAAGCAGATTTAGATGTTTTAAGAGCAAATAAAATAGAAGAACTAAATAAAGCATTAAGACCATTTGAGGAAAGTGCAACAGAAATAAAAAATCAGTACATTGCTGGAAAAATAAATGCAGAACAATTTGAAAAAAATATAATAAAAAATTCAGAAGAAGTTGCACGTATTGTTAATCGTTATAGTAAAAAACTTAATCTAAACGCACAATTAAAAAATAGAAGAGAATACTTAGAGGGATTTCTAGCGTTACCTGGTGAAATTATTGATCAAACAACCAGAATGCTAGACACATTTAGACAATAATAATGAAAATACATGAAATAAAAAATAAAGAAAGTATAATTCAAATTCAAGGAGAATTAAAATTATTACATCACAAAATTAATACTATTGAGAATAATCATCTTAAGCACATTCAAGATGATATAAGTAAAATTATTAAAATTCTTATTAGTATTGGATTGTTTGTTGGTGCACAATTTTTTTATTTATTAAAAGACCTTATCTTAAAGTAATGTTTGAAGATGTAAAGGAACGTATTAAAAAACATGAAGGTTATGTAAATAAAATATATTTTGATAGTCTAGGTAAAGCTACAATTGGCTATGGGCATCTGGTTCTACCAACAGATAACTTTAAAGAAGATATAGAATATAATAAAGAGTTACTTGATGAAGTGTTTAATAGAGATTTTTTAATAGCTAAACGTGATGCTATAGAATTACTTCAAAATATCTCAATAATAGAAAAAGCTAAAGGTATTATTATTGAAATGGTTTTTCAATTAGGTAAAACTGGAGTATCAAAATTTAAAAAAATGTTTGCTGCCTTATCTATAAATGATTATAATGAAGCTGCAAATCAAATGCTAGATTCACAATGGAGAAAACAAACTCCTAAAAGATGTGAAGAATTATCAGAACAAATGAGGAGTTGTGCCTAATGTGGTGGAATATATTACCAACAATATTTAAGACTGGTGTTGAGATTTATAAGAATCATAAGCAATCAGAACTTTTAGAATCTGAAGCTGAACGTAGATATTATGAACGTATGGCTAGAGGTGAAATAGAATATCAGCGAGATGTATCAGATCAACACGATAAGACATGGAAAGATGAATTTGTTTTAATAATTGTCTGTATTCCTATTCTTGTTTTATCGTATGCTATTATAAGTGATGATGCTAATATTAAAGCTAAACTAGATTTATTTTTTAGTTATTTTGATAAATTTCCAACATGGTATCAATGGTTAATTGTTGGAATCTTTGGTGCAATCTATGGATTAAAACCAACGTTAGATATATTTAAAAAATAAATGTATTTTATAACTGTAGTTCTACTTTTTTTAAATGAATCTAATTCTTTAGAAAGATATAAAGTTGTAAACGAATATTTACCATTCTATAAAAAAGAAATATGTGAAGAATATATTAAAGATTATGAATACGCAATAGTTTCATCTATTCAACGGGCACTTATGTATTCAAATATTAAACTAAATTCAATTGAACAAATTTCTTGCGAAACTCCAGAAGAATATAAGGCAGCAAAAAATATACTTAAACTTAAATAATGATTCCTGGATATATAGTTTGTCCAAAATGTAATGGAGATAAAAGTTTAATAAAATTTAAACATGTAATAGATAAGAAATCAGAATATAAAGATTGTGATTATTGTCAAAATCAAGGTAAAGTAGAAAGAAATGAAAAAAACTTATCATTATATTACGACAAACTGCATATATAAATTATGTATTGGGATATGTTGTTTATTAAACCAATGTAAATGTAAAAAATTAAATGTATCTAAACGCAAATATACCTCTCATTGAATGTTATGTTAGAGGTAACTATTTAAGAAATCAGCAAGATAGCCACGATAAATATTTTTGGTGTGTAATATTTGGTGTAACAAGTATACCTAAACAAGTGCCTTTATTTAATTTTATAATGGAAGATGGTGGTGTATGGTGGCGGTCACCTATATCTGCTTTCTGTAATGAAGAAGGTATACCTGAACAACCATTATCAGAACTATGTTTATGGGATAGTTTCTCATACAATATTGCAGTTACAACCTTTCATCAATTAGCAGGAAGTAAAATTAAATTTCTACAAAGAAATAAGAAAGAACAGCTTGGCAAGTATCTCTTCACTCTAGACTGGTCTGAAGGTGATTTTAATGAATTAGATTTTGGCTATGCATCTAAACCAGATCAGCATAAATGTGGTCATGTAATAGAAATGGATAATGGTAATTTTGCTATACAACCTAATAATAGAATAAGAGTATTTGATTCTAATATGGGTGTTAATTGGAATGAACCACCATTAATTAATAGACTAGTTAATACCTATACATGGAGTGTTGAGGATCAACCTAAATGGACTACTGTAGAAAAAGAAATAGGAGAATACGATTATCAGTACGAAAATACTGAAAAAAATAAAAAAAGTGAAAAATAAATTATTAGTTCACAAACATTTAATCGTAAGGGCAGAAACAATAAGCCCACCTATGGATGAGGAATTTCTACAACAATGGTTAAAGAAATTTATAAAAACTATTGGAATGAATATTATGATGGGACCATATATTAAATATTGTAATATGGTTGGTAATCGTGGTCTAACTGGTATTGTTATAATAGAAACTTCTCATATTGCTATGCATATTTGGGATGAAGTTAATCCATCCTTAATGCAATTTGATTTATATTCTTGTGGTAATTTTAATCCAGAAAAGATATGTGAAATTATAAATACTGATTTTTGCACTACAAAGATTGAATATAAATTTTTAGATAGAGAACAAAATCTAAAAGAAATAAATACAAATAGTTTTAATTATATAGATCATCAAATGTATGATGAACTAGGATATTAATAATTCTACTTATATCTATTGATATAATAGCAGAGGCAACACAACTGCTCCCCAGTGGAATAATATTAATTTAAAACAAGTTATATAATAATGAAAAATAAAAGTACAGTAAATAAAGCTGGTAATTATACAAAGCCATCTTTAAGAAAAAGATTATTTAATTCTATTAAATCAAGAGCAGTTATGGGAACTGCCGCTGGTCAATGGTCAGCACGAAAAGCACAATTATTAGCTAAAAGTTATAAGGCTAAAGGTGGTGGATATAAATAATGATTACAAAAATAAAAAGAGACCCTAAGGTAGGAACAGGTAAAAAACCAAAAGGATCTGGTCGTAGATTATACACAGATGAAAATCCTAAAGATACCGTTGGTATAAAATTTGCTACTCCTATGGATGCTAGACGAACTGTTGCTAAAGTAAAAAGAATAAATAAACCATATGCTAGAAAAATACAAATACTAACTGTTGGTGAACAAAGAGCAAGGGTTATGGGTAAAACACAAGTTGCATCTATATTTAAAAAAGGTAAAGAAAGTATAAGAAGAGAGAGGAATCTGTAATGGCTCTTGCAAAAAGTCAAAAATCCTTAAAGGCATGGGGAGATCAAAAGTGGAGAACTAAATCTGGTAAACCATCTTCAAAAACTGGAGAACGATATTTACCAGAGGCAGCTATTAAATCTTTAACTCCTGCAGAATATGCAGCTACAACAAAAGCAAAACGTGAGGGTAAGAGGCAGGGAAAACAATTTGTAAAGCAACCTAAAAGTATTGCTAAAAAAGTAAAGCAATATAGACAAGTTAATTTATGACAACTAATATTAAAGAAAAACTTAAAAGATATGGCTTAACAAATTTAAATCAACCAAAACGAACACCATCACATCCTACTAAAAAAGCTATTGTCGCTGTTAAAAATAATGGTGGAATAAAGGTTATAAGATTTGGTGATCAGAAGATGGGACATAATTATAGCCCAGAAGCTAGAAAGAGTTTTAAAGCAAGGCATGCAAAAAATATTGCTAGAGGTAGTACAAGTGCCGCCTATTGGGCAAATAAAGTATTTTGGGCAGGACCTGGTGGTTCCGTAAAACAACCTCCTAAAACCCAAAAACATGTTAAGGGTAAGTGAAATATAAGATATTATTTATAATAATAATAATCTTAGTAATAATAATAAAAATAATAATGAATAATCAAACTATATCTAAAGAAAAATTTCCTAAATTTGTATATGATTTAGCTAAAAAGGAAATTATAAAATTTCCAGAAGAATCTATTGTAAGAAAAATAGATCCTGCTGTTGTGGCAACTATAGCTGTAGTAGAGAGTGGGTATGGTCAATTTGAAAACGCACCTACAGCAAAACGTGCTAATAATTATTTTGGAAGAAGAGCAGTTGGTGACGATGAATATCTAAGGGCTGGTGGTGGTGCTAAATTAAAAGAGTATAGTGGGCTAGAAGAAAATATAAAAGATTTTTTATTAATGATGGAAAAAGGAAATTACTATAAAGATTATAGAGCATCATTAGAAAAAAATGATTCTATTCAAAATCAGTTTAATGCAATAGCAAAATCTTATGCTGAGAATCCGCAGTATAGTTTAGTATTAAATAGTATTTATAAAACAGTTATGAAACCAATTAAACAGATGGATAAATTATCTGGAACATATATTAGTACAGGACTTGATGAACAAACAAAATCATTAATGGAAAAGGCATCTCCTTAAAATTTTAAGGGGAAGCTATTACACTCCCCCTCATAGGCAACACATGACAGGCTCCCCAGTTGGAGCCTTTTTTATTTGGAGACTTCAACAAACATCAGCATCCAATATCTTAATATACTTTTTAGGTTTATTACGATACAAAGATGGATTAGCCCATCTCTTTCTCCAAATCCAGTTGTTAAATTTAGCAGAATATTTTTCTATCATATCCATAAAAGGATTATGCCAGAATCTATATTTAAATACTCTGTAACAATTTCTTAATATCATCTTCTAATTTTTTTCCCATTCCATTACAGTGGTTTATTACAGAAGCACAAAGATTACCATGATATTTATAATCCTTTAGTGCCTCTCTAATTTTTCCAACAGGCTTTCCACCATAATCTAATATTATACTATTATCTTTACTAAGTCCAATCTTTAATTCAAATAACAAACCAGTATGTTTATCAAACTCACTTGGTAATTTCTGTGCTAGTTTCACTTTCATAATCATCTCCTTTCTGTTTTTTTACAAAGTCTTTACTTATTCTAGGATCCAAAGCCTCAAGTTTAGATAACATTCCCATTAGTTGAACTACTTCTCCATAAGGTCTTGTCATTAAATATCTAAATATGTTTTGTAGTTGTTCTGATGTTATTAAATATACTTTATCCATTATAAATTTATAGCCTCCTGATACACAAAATTAGTATATATTTTTCTAATAAGTTCTTTATTAAATAAATAAGAATTATCTGAATTTGTTTTATGAAATATATCATTACAGTATTCCACTGTTTCTTCCATTGTTTTTTTATCATTAATACACTCTACTATAATTCCCTCTATTTCTAGCAAAGCATTTTTAACTTGTCCCATTTTATTTAACCTCCATTATTAATCGTTTTAAATACCATTCAGCTTTATATAAATCCTGTAATGGCTCCCCCTTAAATTTATATCTTGATACATATTTTAAGATATTGCCTTTAAGGTATCCGTGATATTCATCATTAGTCATGCAATCACGAATAACATCTATAGTCTCCTTTTTACCTTTTAGATAATGCTTAGGAGAATTAACATTATCAAATGATTTATTTGCCATAGTATTTTTTAACTTCACTATAAGACATAGTTTCTAAATCATAAGACCCATTAGACACATTGCGTTTAATAATTAAACCACTCCACCACATATGCTGTGTACCCTTAGCATACCCTTCAATATGGTTTAAATAACATCCTGCTGATAATGCATGTAGTTTTTTACCATTTGGTAATGTGGAGATTGCATAATCTAAAAGATGACAATGACCAACTGTTGCAGATACTTTATGTTTATTTAAAATAGTTCTTGCAACATTTTCTCCAGATATAGCTGTTCCCATAATTCCAGATGGTAATTGATGAACATAATGCACACCATCAATTATTTTAATTTCTTTATATGGTATTTCTTTCCAACCATACTCTTTGTATTTAAGATTAGAAATTTTTAAAGTCCCCTCAAGTTCTGGATTATCTTGAACTATTCTATCAATCCTATCTTCATGATTACCTAGTATCATAATTTTTTTAACTTTATGTTTACCTAATCCTTTATTAAATTTACTTAGTGCATCTTCTGCGTGTTCTAAATCTTTTTTATATCTCCTACCTTCAAAACACATTTTATTCTTATCATAAGAGCATAATGAATCCATAGATACAAAATCTCCCATACATATTACATAATCAACTTTTATATCCGCAGCCACTCTACCTGCCCATAAAAATCTATCATTGTTTGATTTAGGTGTACAATGAGGATCACCAATTATTAAGTGCGTTGCCATATTAGTGTATTTCGTTATTGTTTTTTGCTTTTAAATATTCAAGAAAGTCAATTATATTGTCTTCACTGAATTTACGTCTTTCTTCATGCTTACCATTAAGACTTTTAGATTTTTGCTCATCTTCTGAAAAACCTTTTAATCCTAAAATGTAAGTCGTATGAGGATCAAGAACGGCTTGTTTAATCATTCCTCTAGCTATAGTAGAACAAAGATTAAATTCTTCTGTAGTCATTTGATTGTTTTCAGATACTATGCCACAAGTAAATCCATGATTCCATGGGGCTACTACTATCTTAACACATCTACCCATATCAACTATATTTTTTTGTTTTGCCATATATTACCTTTCAAGTTTATAAAGTGTTGTGCATCTAAAATTACTAAAGGATTTCTATTGTTCATTTTTAAAAAAACAATAGGATTAAAATCACCATGGCTATCAGCTTGGTCGTAGGCTTTATAAATACTTGTCCATGTTTCATTGTTTTTACATTCAATATCATATGGAAATATTTCTTTAGCCACCTTTGATAATTTAATATCTGCACCACTTTCTCCCATAATTGCTACCCTTATATCGTCATCTGTTAGGGAAATAAATACTTTTTTTAAAGTATCTTTAACCCAATCTTGAAGTCTACGACCCTTTGCTTTTCTACTGCGAATCGTAGTCATATTCTTTTCTAGGATTATTTAGTTCTGTATACCATACCCACTTTGGATTCTTTCCTTGTGATTGTTGTTGGGGCAATAACTGTAATTTATCCCCCCAACATGGTACTTTATATGGACAAAAAGAACATATATTTCCTAAAACTTTATTACCAGTTTCTTTACCACGATAAGTTTCTTTAACCTCATCATAGCACCTTTTAAATGGAACTTTATTAACTAATGCTTTAACATTATCTTTTGCTAATGTCAATGCTTTTGCTTTATATTCTCCATCTGCTACGGGAGTTTCACAAACAACCCACTCACCAGTAGATTTATTAATTACTATCCATCCACCAAAAGGTAAGTTTTCACTTTCAGCATATAGATAGCCTTGTGGTATATAACCAAATGCATCATCTTTTGCTATTTCTGCAAAGCCACCATTCTCTCCAAACTTTTTTTCAAAAGAATATGGAGACGCACTTTTTATATCCCAGATTTTATTATCAATATTAACATCATAAGACCCCTCAATTTCACTACCATTCCATTTGTATTTAACTTTTTTTTGTTGATTTTTAATATCAATCCCAGAAGATTTAATTACAAATACTGCTAGTGCTTCAATTAAATCCCCAAAAGTATTTCTCATTTTAATATTATAAGGTTGCCCTTCGCCTTTAATATTTTTAGATTCCATTTGTAATTGACATAATGGTCTACCAATATTACTCATACGAATTTGAAATTGAGATGCACGTTCCTCTGAAAATTGCTTACGCAATGCAGATTTACATGCCTCACCAAATTCCTCAACCAGTTTTTCTGATATTTTTACTGGTTGTTTTGCAACCTTATCAAGATATAATTGTACTTTATGGAGAATTGTATTCATTATGATTTAAATATTTCTACAGGATCAGAATCTTCTGCGTCTAGTTTTTCAACTAATTTAGCAGAACTAGCATCACCATTAGTATACTTTTTATCTTTTGCTGTTTTCCATAAGGCAATTACTTCATTATTTTCTTTAGTAATTAACTCTTGAAATACTTGTATTGTAGCCAAATCATCTTCAGTTAATTTTAAATTAGCATCAGTATTAACTTTAATATCTGGTGTATAGAAAGTATTTCCACCTTTCTTTTGCCTTTTTGTATCTATAGTTAATGTACAAGCATACATTAATTTATTTCTTTGATTTATAGACTCAATGGCTTCAGTAACTGGATTATAACTAGTTCCAGTAACTCTCCAAACTATTGGTAAATTCTCAATAGTATGGTCAGTTCCCTTTGCTAATTTACCTTTAAAAGATATTATACCATAAATTAATTTATAACATCTAATTTTTCTTTGTTCAGCTAGAACCTCTGGAGATAGTTTATCTCTATCTTTATATGGAAGTTTTCCACATTTTGTCCCACCTAATATATCTAATGCTTCCTCTTTCCAATTTTTAAATATAATAGACCTATTAATATACTCCCCTTTTTCTGGCTCAAAGTGCATATATTGCATTGCACTAATGAATGGTCTTACAGTAACAGGTTTACCATAAACATTTTCATTTGTATTTGGATCGTAGACTACGAAACTGCCTACAGGAAGTGTATTGCCTTGCTCATCATCTGGATTCCTATTAATTGATAATCTAGGAATATTATTTTTATTCTCAGAACCAGTGTCTTGACCTATTGCTTTTTTAATTTGGTCAACTGACATTGATTTAAGATTTACAACTTGATTTTCCATTTATAATTTACTCCTTATTTTTGAGTTTAGGTTTGACTGTATATCATATTTTGTAGTTAAAGTCAAGTGTTTTTAGAAAAAAAGTTTAATATAAAAATCACTATAAATATAACTAAAAATATTTGTAATATAAAATCTACTAGCATACTTTGGTTACTCCATATGTTGTTATTACTTCAATATTATCTGTTTTAGCATAATATATAATATCATGAAAGTGTGGATGATTTACATTTAAATATAGTTTTTTTGGTAAATCACCAAATTCTGATATTAATTGTTGATATTCAAGATAAGCTCCAAAACTCTCATCTTCAAAATCATCTAATGTTTCTAATAATTGAACCATTATATTTCTCCTTTTATATTTTTAACAAACCTATTTTCTAATGTTTTTTTTAATTTTTTATTAATAGTTTTGTCAG